AAAAAATGGCCCCCATAAAGGGGGCCTTTTTCCATTTTACCCATTTTGGAAAAAAAACACAAAGTGGCAACCTTCTTTTTTAAAAAACCTTTTTGGGTTATGGAAAGTATATACGAAAAAATTAATTAATAGGTATTCTCATCTTTAGGAATATACTTCATATTTTCCTTAAGTGAATACAGATCATTAAACATACGATTAGAAGTTTCTTTATTAGATTGTTTCTCTAATTTAAATTCCTCTACTAGCGTATCCAACCTATCTTTTGCTTTTAGTAAATCATTAAACGAGCTATTTTTTAAAATATCTCTAATTTGTTCAAGTTGTAAAGTCAAATCAACTTGTTTAGATTCCAGTTCTTCAAAATTAGCTTTCCATTCTTTTAAAGTCCGCTCGTACACATCATCTTTAAAAGTACTTTTTTTAAAACTAAATAGTTTATTAACACCCAGGGTAATTAAAGCCCCAACTAAAATTCCTAATGCAAGTAGTTCCATAATTTTTTAAAATAAAGCTTTTTCAATTTCTTTTATATTCGTGGATTGTATCCTTTTTTTCTCTTCCCCATTCTCAAAATATACCATAGTAGGGTAATATTCAATATTATAATAATCAGCTGTTCCCTCAAATCTGTCCCCATCCAGAAACATAAATTCTACATCCGTGTGAACCTGCTCTAGTAGTGGAACAACAATGCCAGTAACTTTTTTACATGCTGAGCATGTGGGGGAACCAAATACAACAACAGCTTTATCAAATTGTCGGGTATAATTTTTTAATGGGAAACTTTTTACCGTGATCATAAAATATTTAAAAAGCTAAAGCCCCAATTAATACCCCGATTGACATAGATCCTAATACTAGTCTCATTCCGTATCTTAGATCCTCGTCTTTAATTGTGTTTGGGATTGCCCACGTTGCCAATGAAGCCCAACCCATGATTAGTAATGTGTTCATAAACGTTTTTGATTTAAATATAATAAAGTATTTTGTGGGGGGCAAGTTATTTTTAGAAAGAAATGTATATACGGATAAAGGGGGTGGTGTGGGTAAAGGTTGCAATGCCCTATATTTATAATAAAATATACAAATGGCATCTTACAACTCAAACCAATTATATGGAGCAGGTGCTCCAATTGAGGCTTTAACAGGTGGAAGCACCTACACTTTTACTATAACATCACCCATATCGGGTTCAACGTATTTCACGTTAGAAACCGTTAGAAACTCAATGGGCTATTATGGTTCAACATCTGCCACTACCGCAAGGGGAACATTTGGAAATTTCAATAAAGTAACGGGATTAGTTTCTTCATCCTATATTTTTTCTGTTGTGGTTCAACCTGGAGGAGGATCATTTACTTTTACTCCTGCTGCGAATGTTGCAGTTAGTGGGTCTTTTTTAAGAGGAACAGGTGGGATTTCTTTAACTATTTCTTAAAAGTACTCCACAGGCAGCTTGGATCCCCAGGAGGCCTGTCGTATATTTACGGTGTTGTTAATGGTTACAACAATAAAAACAAATAAAAGTTATGCTAAATCTACAGAATTCCGAGTTTAAAACAATTGAGCAACTTAGATCTATTGCTCCTTCAATCTTCACACAGCACGGTTCAGGTAATACCTCTGAAAAGTACTCACACATCCCAACTGATAGAGTAATCCGAGATATGGAAGTATTGGGTTGGGGTGTAGTTGATGCTAAGCAGGTTAGAGCCCGCAAAAATCAAGGTTTCCAAAAACACCTAGTAGTGTTCCGAAACAATGATATCTCCATTAATGGAGAAGATGGTGATGTAGTTTTTCCACAGATTTTATTAACCAATTCACATGATGGTAAGAATGCATTTACTTTCACAGCTGGGTTGTTTAGAATGATTTGTGAAAATGGATTAGTGGCTTGCACTGACCAGTTTGCGGATGTTAAAATCCGCCATATGGGTTATAATTTTGAAGAATTAGAAAATACTATTAGAAAAATGGTTGAAACACTTCCTCTAACAGTTGAGGCCATGAATAAGATGGTTAATATTGAATTGGAACAAGAACAAATTCTTTCATTAGCTAAGGATTTACTTGAAGTTAGAGTTGAAAATACCGAAAATACCTTTTCTCCTATTTCAATTGAGCAAATATTGACTCCTCAAAGAAGAGAGGATGAAGGAAATAACTTGTGGAAGGTATTTAACCGAATCCAAGAAAATATTCTTGAAGGCAATTTCATGTATTCTACCTTGAAAGGTAAAACTAGAAGTGCTCGTAAAATTAAGAATTTCCAACAAGATATGGATCTTAATAAGAGAATGTTTTCTAAAGCTTTAGAATATGTAAATTAAAAATGGAGGGGGTATATCCCCCTCTTTTTTATTTAAATTTTATGAAAAGAATTACTCTTGAACAAGCACAAAAATATATTCCGTTAGATGATGATACGGTAAATAGGAATATCCATAAAGTTTCCTATTATACTATAAGCCCCCACCCTGATCCTGAAATGGCTAATGATGGATGGGAAAAGGTTACATACTATCTATCTAAAAGAAATGATATTTACATTAATAGAGGAGAAGGAAATCAATGGATATACATTCTGTCTAATCCCTCTATACCTGATGCTTTGAAAATTGGGTATACTAATCTAACCCCAGAATTAAGAGCAAAACAAATTTCTACCTCTACAGGTGTTGTAATGCCCTTTAAAGTAGAATGGGCTTTTAGATGTTTTGATGGTAATTTAATGGAGACTGAAGTTCATGATGCTTTAAAAGAATACAGAATAAGTAATCAACGAGAATTTTTCCAAGTGGATTTGGAGGAGGCTAAAAATATAATTACATTAATAGGGGAAAAATATACCTAATTAGTATTTATATATAGATGCTATAATTTTATAAATGATCTCCAAAGAAAAAATATTTAATTTATTTGATAATCCTAATACTATGGATGTCCATGAAGATTTTATGGATAATCCTTATACTAAAATTGGGATGTTTAATAAAATAATTATTAACAACAAAATTTTTCTTCAAAAATTAAAATTTTCTCTTGATAGAATCAAAAAAGTATATAGTGAAGAAAGTATAAACGAGTATACGGCATTTGTTACATTTAATAGAGCATTTTTTTATATTAATCAAGTTGATATAGATAATAACATGCATATTGATGCTTTAATGTGTTATAACTCAGAGCAATTAATTTATAATTTAGGGCAATCTATTTTATACTTTGAGAAAAATGAAGAATATGAAAAATGTGCCCACCTCTTTAAAATTAAAAATTTTCTTGAGGAATTTGAAAAATCCCTTGACTCCATAAGAGATTCTATATAACTTTATATCACGGGTTTAAGGGATATGAAGGAAATGGGATAAGAAGGGAAGGAGATAGAGGGGGATGGAACAGAAGAAATTATAAACAATAATATACAATGAGAAATAGAAGTTTAATGCAAAAGAAAATGGAGACTCTTGAATCCATTTTAATCAATTTGCAACGTATCGTTAAAACACAAGAGCCAATCGATGTTTATGTTCAAAATATTCAAAAAGGACTTGATGTTGTTGAAGATTTAAAAAGTATGGTAGAAGCAGAGCCTTTATCACCTAATGAAGTAAATAAGTTTTAAATTAATATAAACGGTTATGAAATTAACAGCTGAACAAATTCAAGGGAATTGGGATCAATTCTTAAATAATATTAACCAATATATTTCTTCTCCTAGAAAAGAAAAATTATTGGCGTTCTATAAAAAATATGAAGATAGGCTTATTTTGATGCCTGCCGCTCATAAAAAGGAATATCATAATGCTTTTCCTGGAGGGTATATTGAGCACGTAAATAGAGTAGTAGATGCTGCTATTAAATTTCACTCCTTATGGGAAGAATTTGAAGCAGATATGTCAAATTTTACTACTGAAGAATTAGTATTCTCTGCTATTAATCATGATCTGGGTAAAATGGGTGATGAAAATCATGAATCCTACATCCCCCAGACTGATCAATGGAGAAAAGATAAATTGGGAGAAGATTATATGTTTAATAATCAACTTCCATTCTCTTCCGTTCCCGATAGAGGATTATTCCTACTACAGTCCCATGGTATCTCATATACCTTTAATGAAATGGTAGCTATTCAGACACATGACGGGTTATATGATGAAGGCAATAAGAAATATTTATTAAATTTCATACCAGAACAAAAACCTAGAACATGTCTGCCTTATATCCTTCACCAAGCAGACCTATTGGCTGCTAGAGTTGAATTTGAAAAAGAATGGTTGCCTAAATTTAAAGAGAAAAAACAAGATAATTTGGAGACACCAAAGAAGAGTTATACATTGAATAATAAAACTAATA